TAAAAAAAGAGCCTTATAGTTCACGAGTAAAAAATCGTATTTCTAAAGAGGTTTCTAAAAGAAAAGTGCTTGAAGATCAAAACAAAGCTTTAGAAGAAAGACTTGCTAAATTAGAATCTAATGCTCAAGAACAAAATAAAAATGTTTTACAGAACACTTATCAAAAAGTTTCTCAAGAATTAAAAGAAGCTATTGAAGGTGGAAATACTGAAAAACAAGTTGAGCTTATGGATCAAATGGCAGAAGTTAGAAGTAAAATACAGACTAACCAACAACCTGTAAAAGAAGAAACTAAATCTCAAACACCTGAAGTTCAAGTGCCAGAAATAGCACAAAAATGGATAGGTAAAAACAGTCATTGGTGGAATAAACCTGGTTTTAACGCTGCAACTCAAATGTCTTACGCTATTGATAAAGACTTAACAGAAGAAGGTTTTGACATAAATGACCCTGAATATTACACAGAAATGGATAAAAGAATGAGTAAAGTGTACCCAGACTTAGTTAAAACAGAAGAAAACGCTGTTAATGAAACAAAAAAAGATGTAGAATCCAAGCCAAGAGTGCAATCACCAGTAGCAGGTGTTTCTCGATCAAATCAAGGCTCTGCTAAAAGTGTAAGATTGACGTCAGACGATTTACAAAACGCTGTGCGTTTTGGCATTGATATCAACGATCAGTCCGCACTGAAAAGGTACGCAAAGGAACTTGCGAACTACACAGGAAATAAAGGAGCCTGATTATGAAAAAAGACAAAAACACTTCTCTAAAAAACGAGAGAGAAACACGTGATGAAAGCTCACGAACAAAAGAGTGGAAACCGCCTTCCTTGTTAGAGGCACCTCCAGCTCGGCCTGGCTACAAGCAGAGATGGATTGCAACTAAAATACTTGGGGTCGATAATCCAACTAACTGGGCAAAGCGCCGTAGAGAAGGGTGGGAGCCAAGAAAACCAGAAACAATTCCTGGTGATTTTCATGCTCCAACTATTAATCACGGAACTTACCAAGGATATGTAGGAATCGAGGGTATGGTACTGTGCGAAATGCCAGAGGAAATGGTTACTCAGAGGAACGAATATTATCAGCAAAAAACTGATTCTCAGATGACTGCTGTTAAAAACGATTTGAATAGAATCGAACAACCTGGTAACCCAATCCAACGTGACCATAGATCAAGTGTAACAAGAGGTGGAATCAAAGAGTAATCGTAGCATAAATATTTGAAAGGTATTTAAAATGGCTAACGCAGATACACCTCATGGTTTTACACCAATGAGACATCTAACAGGTGGTGTCATACGTGCTAATGAATACGAAATTGCTAATGGTGAAGCAGATAGTTTTAGTTTTGGAGACATAGTTCAACTTGACTCTGACGGATTTCTAGATGCTTTCGCTAATAACGAAAATGCTATTGGCGTATTTTATGGTGTTCAATACACAGATGATACAACTGGCGATGTAAAATTCGAAAGAAAATGGACTGGTGGATCTACATTTAAAGCTAATACAAAATGTAAAGCTTTAGTTTATGATGATCCTAACATTACATTTAAAGTGCAAGCCGGAGGAGCCGCTATTGCACAAGCTAACGTTGGTGAATTATGCAACGTTATATTAACCGCTGGAGACGCAACTTTCTTAAACTCTAAGCATGAAGCAGATATGTCAACTTTGGCAACTACTGCAAAAGTGTTAAGAATTTTAAGAATCGTTGACGAGCCCGGCAATGAAGTTGCTGAGAATGCAGAGATTGAAGTTGTTATTAACAACCATCTATTGGCGCCTCGAGCAACAGGAATATAGGAGGGTAGTATGGCATTAAATAGAGCATTATTTCAAAAGCAACTACAACTCGGACTTAACACTATTTTTGGTATGGAATACGATAACTATCCAGAACAGTGGAGAGAAGTATTTTCTGTTGAAAACTCAAACAAAGCATTTGAAGAAGATGTTCAAATGTACGGTTTCGGTGCTGCACCAGTAAAAGCTGAAGGTGCTGCTATTTCTTATGATAGTGGTGCTGAAGGTATTGTTGCAAGATACGTCCATGAAACTATTGCACTCGCTTTTGCTATTACAGAAGAAGCAGAGGAAGATAATCTTTATGGATCACTTGGCGCAAAATACGCTAAAGCTCTTGCAAGATCAATGCAACACACTAAAGAAATCAAAGGTATGAATATCTTGAATAATGGATTTTCTACATCATCTGCACCAGTAACTGGTGGCGATGGTAAAACATTATTCGCTACTGATCACCCATTGGGTGGCGGTGGTACTAGTTCTAACCAATTAGCAACTAACGCAGATTTAAGTGAAACATCTCTAGAGAGCATGTTAATCTTAATCTCTGACTTAAAAGACGATAGACAAATTCCTATCGCTGCAACAGGTCAGAAGTTAATTGTTCCACCAGAACTAATGTTTGTCGCAGAAAGAATTGTTGCAACTAACCTAAGACCAGGTACAGCTGACAACGATACTAATGCAATGAGAAGCATGGGAATGATTCCACAAGGAGTAGCAGTAAATCAAAGATTAACTGACCCTGATGCTTTCTTCATCATGACAGACGTGCCAGATGGACTAAAACATTATGTTAGACGTCCAATCAAAAGAGCTGTTGAAGGCGATTTTGAAACAGGCAACTTACGATACAAAGTATCAGAAAGATACTCATTCGGTTTCACAGACTGGAGAGGTGTTTTTGGTACACCTGGAGCGTAAATAATCATTTAAGAGTAGGCGAAATAGTTTCGCCTACTTTTCCTAGTTTAACAGTTATCGAGGCTGGCTAGGCAGTACAGTATAGTGACGAGATAACGAAAGCCCTATACAGGCAAAGGAGTATAACATGGCTACACATTTTAAAGGCCCGGTACTATTTTCAAATGCATCTGCATTCGAAAATTTAAAGATGTCTATGTGGCCTGATCAATTCACATATTTTGATGATTTTAATCAGGGTGCGTTAGACGCAACACACAATTGGACTATCGTAAAAGATTCAGGTGCTACTGCAGCAGTTGCAGCAGATAGCTTAAATGGTGAAGTAAATTTAACTTCAGCAAACACTACTGATAACGATGGTGCATCAATACAAGCAAAACAAGAATCTTTTGCTCTACCTACAACAGCAGGTAATAAGCTTTATTTTGAAGCAAGAGTAAAAATTTCTGATGCTACACAAACTGATTTCTTAGTTGGTTTTACAGAAACTTTTGCTACCAATCCAGAAGCTGCATTACTATCTAGTAATGTTATTGGATTTGTAAAAGTTGATGGTAGTGCTATTGTAAAAGGAACTACTGAATCTGGCGATACTCAGACTTTAGTAGAATTTTCTGATACTACAAAATCAACAATGGAAAATGACACTTATGTAACATTAGGACTTGTAGCTACAAAAGGAACTACTACAGATAAAGTTGAATTTTATATCAACAGAACTAAAGTAGGTACTTCTACTACAAACATTCCAACAGCTAATATGAAAGTAATGGCTATGAGTGTTTCTGGTGATGCTACTGGACAAAAAGTTACTACAATTGATTACATTATGGCTGCAAAAGACAGAGATGTAAGTTACAGCTAATCACTATGGGTGAGGGGTAATATCCTCACCCTTAATTATTATGGCACCAAAATTTAAATTCAACAACGCATTAAGTTTAATAAACTTTATTTTTAGTCCTAAAGGAGACGATAAAGTCGACACACAAGCTGGAGGAAACGAACGGTTTGAAAGTCAAAAAGAGGGCGAAACTACAAAGAAAAAACGTAATGATTTTTTTAAAAGAGCATTAGCTGCGTCAGAAGCAGCTACAAGAAAACAATCAGAAGATCCAGAGATATTTAAAGGGCCTGCAGTTAATCTTAGTGGTAATCCATACGATTTATCTGCTGTTAAAATAAAAACTCCAGAACAACGAAACAGTCCTTTATTTGCAAGCTTAAATGATATACAATCTGGTAATTTAAAAATGTTAGGAGAAAAACAAGGACAAATTATGGGGTCTTTGTTTAATCTTCCAAAAACAGTTGTAAGGAGGTAAGATGATTTCAGATACTAGACAATCAACATTAACTGCTGATGGTCGTTTTCGAGAAGGTCATACAGGATCAGGTCCATTCATAGGTAGAGCTAGAGTGCACGGGGTTACTGCAAGACATGATGGAACAGCGGCGGCAGGAGTTATAAAACTTCATGATGGTACAGACGCAACTGGAACTGTTATTTATCATGGTCGCTTCGGAAAAGTTGAAGGCGATATGTTAGATCAATACATTCCAGGTGAAGGTCTTAGATTCAAAGTTGGCATATATGTTGATTTAACTAACTGTACTTCTGTAGAAATTTTATACAGCTAATGGCAGTTTCAGGCACTAAAACTTTTGCGTTATCTATTAACGATTGTATTCTAGAAGCTTTAGACAGAATTGGTGGAGGTCCATATCTTGGATACGACATAAAATCTGCGAGAAGAAGTCTAAATATAATGTTTACTGATTGGGCTAATAGAGGTTTAAATCAATGGACATTGCAAAAACAAACTTTGAATATGGTTGCAAATCAATCTTCTTATGATTTAGACGCAAGCACTGTTTCGATAGTAGATGTTTATGTTACAAGAGATTCTACAGATTTTGCTGTAAATGAAATATCTTTAACTGATTATAACGCATATCCTAATAAAGCTCAGACAGGTAGACCATCTCAATATTATTTACAAAAAAGTATGACGCCTAAATTATTTTTATTTCCTGCTCCAGAAAATAGCACTGATGTTATTACATATTGGAGAATAGCTAAAATAGATGATGTAACAGCTTCTACAGTTAGTGGAGTTGAACAAGATTTTGATGTACCTTCTCGTTTTTATGAAGCAATGATTTCTGGTCTTGCTTATTACATGAGTTTAAAAAGAGCAGGTATGGATCCTAACAGGTCGGTATACTTAAAACAGGAATATGAATTAGCTTTTCGTAGAGCACGAGATGCTGATTTAAATCAATCAATAAATATAGTTCCTAATTATGGTTACACCTTCGAGTAGAACAGCAAGAAAAGCTTCATCTGGTAAATATGCTAGAGGTAAATATGCTAGAGCTATTTCTGATAGAAGTGGATTAGAATATCCATATAAAGAAATGGTAAGAGAATGGACTGGAGCTTTAGTTCATATTTCTGAATTTGAACCTAAAAATCCTTTACTTGATCCAGTTTCTTATACAGATCCAGAAGCTTTAAAGAACGCTAGACCTCAAGCATCTCTTGCAGCAACTGGTGGAGTACCAGATCAAATTACTAACACTTTTCCTGGCACATTCGGTGAAACAGGAATATCATACCCTAAAATAAATACAGGAATAAAAGCAAATGCCAGTATTGGAACAGTCACAGTCGTCATCAGCTGAAGAATATAATTTTGAAGGCAAAACCATTATGGTTGGTACGCCTTGTTATGGTGGAATGATGCATGAATCTTACATGCACTGTTTTTTAAAAACATTAAAAGAAGCAGAAAAACAAGGATATAAATTACATTTGAATACTATGGGAAATGAAAGTTTAATAACTAGAGCTAGAAATACAATAGTATCTCAGTTTATGGATCAAGATAATCTTACGCATTTACTTTTTATCGATGCTGATATTGCATGGAAACCAGAAACTATTACTCGTATGTTAAAAGTAGATGAAGATGTAGTTGGTGCAATATA